TTTTAAGATGGATCAAGGCTTCGATGCAGGATGGTCTCATATCAAGATTTGTGGATATGAATGACCAAACTAAGAATCAGCGTGCTGCTATTCACGGTAGTAAATACCTGAGTAGTGATACGATTGATCTCAGTTCTGCTTCGGATTCGGTCCATATAGATTTAGTCAGGCAGATTTTTCCACCTGATTATCTCTACTACCTGTTGGGTACGAGGTCTTCAAAGACCATACTGCCCAATGGAGACGAGAGAGAGTTAAAGAAGTTTGCGCCTATGGGGTCAGCTTTATGCTTCCCCGTTCAGTGCATAATCTTTACCTCAGTCTGTATCATGGGCTACATTCGAAGTAGCCAGGCTGATGGACACTTCAAGGACGGAAATTTGACTCCGGACGATATCGTTGATTATCTTAATAATCATCTATATCGAAAGCGTTCTGAAAAGACGCCCTTCGGAGCCCGATTCGAGCCCCCAATAGTGTTTGGTGATGACATCGTGTGCGACACCCGTTGCACTGATGTTATCGTCTCTATTCTGTCACGTCTCGGATTCTCAGTGAATAGATCTAAATCATTCACAGGAAGCCAATCTCTTCGCGAATCTTGCGGGGTATTTGCTTTCGAGGGTTGGGATGTTACTCCCGTCATGTTTCGTTTACCTTTCTTTACGAAGGGTAAGTGGGACAGTCAGGTTCTCAGTAGTTTTATAACTAATGTGAACTCCATGAGAAGAAATGGGTATCAATCCATCGCTTCTTTTTGGCTATCGATTGTGAAGGATTATGGCTTTAAATGGCCACTTCCCTTTACAACTGATATTGACGGCTTCGGCTTCTACACATGTAACAAACATGTGCCGGCTGATGCCTATCTCAAGTATAATGATGACTATCAAATATACTACGAGATGCAAACGGGAATTGTACCGAGAGATATACATTCTAGCGTTCCAAATACGCTTGAAGACTATCGCTATGTACAATGGTGGAGAAGTAGGATAAGTGGGTGTACTACTTCTCTCAGCGAGAGGAGCCTACTTATTC